GATATTTCCGTTATTTTTTTCGTTATTTCAGAATCGAACAAGAGGAACAAAACTTTATAATTTAGAGACTGTTTTATAAAAACTTAAGGCACATTCGGGCGGCGTGAGGCTGCTTGTACGGGTCGGCGCGATGCTGATTCCCCCCGTGCAATTTAATTAATTCATTAATTTAAACCGAATGAGGGAACTACCATGCCTGATGCACCTACTGGCGAGCCTGATCGCGACGAGATCATGAAAGCGCTTAACGAATTTCACACGGAACTCGACAAAAAAGCCGACAAAAAATCCTTTGATCCAGAAAAGATAATTAAAATTGAGAAGTTTCTGGACGCCCAAGAAATACTAAATCAAAAGCGTCTAACCGAGAAAAAAGAACTCGAGAAGCGTGAGGCTGAAGCTAACGACAGAATAGACACGCTTGAACTTGAGCTTGCGCGCTCTGGCGGACCAGGCAATGGGAAAAGCTATAAAGACACCCCAGAGTACAAGGCGCTAAATAGTTTTTTTAAGTTAGGCGCTGATATTGATATCGAACAAAAGGCTTTCTTGCGGACAGACAGCGACACGGCTGGCGGGTACTTAATAACACCGACAGAGCTCGATTCTTACGTTTACTTAGTAATAACCTTATCCTTACTGAGTCTGACTCGAGTATGGATTCCACGGCGTTTTCATTGTTCCGTCTTCCGCTATCTCTTTTTCTAACGGCCTAATACCGAGAAAGGCACTAAAGTAACGCGCCATTTGAGATATATATAGATCGTATTTCTTCGTTACCATATAAGGATTAATAACATTTTTTTTCTTCCATGCTTCCTTTTCTTTTGGCGCAAGACCTTCAACATATTTTACAAGCTCAACTAAATTTTTGTTTTCAATCATTGTGTATAAAATAACCGAATATCTATATATGTAAAAATGTCATGTATATAAAACTAACTAATAGAGGTTATCTTTGTCAAAATGTCGTTCCAAGATGGATCAGAACCTTTTTTTAACGCTGCTTTTATTCGCTTGTAGTCGATCTCGTCTTCCTTGTCAAACTTCTCGTCATCTTTTTTTATCTTATTAATGCGTGACGCAATTATTTTTGCCGCACCTTTAGACATAGCGCCTGATTTTTTCAGGAACTTCTCAAGTTCTCTTGGCGTCCATTTCTCAACATCGTGGACAACAAAATACTGCTTGTCACTAAATGGTGAATCTATATCCATTTTTGCATAGTAGCGCTCAAGGTGCCGAATAGCTTTAGGCTGTTCAATGTCCGGGATATCAACACCACCGCGCGCACCCTGCATTGCTGCTGCCGCCGAGAATATAGCTTTTGGCACAACCATCATTCGACCACCTATGATGTCAGCGATAGGTAATTTATAAGATCCAAATTGCTGAGACTCTTTTGAGTCAAACCAAATGAATGCATTTTTGTAGGCCGCAGTTGGGTTATCGTCTGACTTAGTAAACTCGCGTATCCTGGATATGGCAGCGGAGGAATCCCATTCTTTATTCCTATCTGCTACTTTTAGATCCTGAAATGGAACGACCGCCTTAACGTCAGTTATATTTGCGTCCATGTTCATCGGCTCGTCAACGATTGAGCCTTCAAAAATTTCCGCTTTAGTAATGATCCTTATATCGCCGTCTATTTCAAATTCTAAAGGCATGAAACCAACCGAAAAATCAGACAATATTCCTTGTTTAGCCAGTGAAAACGCCTCTCTCCCCTGCTGAACCTCAAGATTTATATGCCCAACTCCGAACAAACCCCTGTCGTCTTCAAAAACACGGTCAATTGGGAAGCCACCTATCGTTCTAAAATGATGATCTTTAAGTCGTATCGGTCTATTTTTTGCCCTAAGTTCTATCAATGATTCTGCAAAAGCGCCTTTAGCAAAGCGATCATTCCCGCGATCTAGGCTCCATGAAGCAATATAGCCTTTCACAATACCAACAGGGATACCATTGACGGCCTCCTGTTTAAATTCAGTTACTTTGCCGCCAAAGTATTTATATTCAATCTTATTGTTTGATGATTTGTCATCATCATCATCGTCGTCTTCATGCAAGCTGCTCATTTCACTTTCCTCATCATCATCTTCGTCATTCTCATCGTTATCATTAAACGGTAATGGTCCGGATGTTGTGTCGCCTCTAAATTCATGCGTATGGCCTTCACCATAGGCGTCGGTTGACGTTTTGTCACCGACAACCTCATGCCAGTGTAGATTTGGGTCCGTCATGCTTTTGATATCCGGCCCGGTTTCTCGACCGTCAAACAAGGTATGATTATGTAGTGCCTGTTTTGTTTCTGTCATTTTATTGCCTATGTAAGTCTGTAATTATTAATCGATCCCCCTAATCGATACAGGGGATCGATTCCCCGCACTGAATTAATTTTAATTATTCTGATAACCATATAAACAGTGGCTTTTAAATCGATTCACCCTAATCAACACCCCGTATCGATACCCCAATTTAATCGCGCCCCCTATTTTTATATGCGCCATTCAGTCCCTACTAAAAACAGACTCGCACCGGCAGTTTGCCGTATTCTTAATTGTTGCCCCAAAGGCAGTGTCACCTGGGAATCGTAAATTTTGTCCCATAACGACAAAAAAATCTTTAATCGGTTGTAATTGTGCATCAGCACTAACATGCGCCGCCCGAACAACCTCGTCTCCGGATGTAACCCATTCTTTTATTACTTTATTAGTCGGTGTTTGTAGCGTTAGCGGATCTTTCCCTGCAATAATATCGGCCTCTGCCAGCTTTCTGGTTTGCGCCATAGATTGTGTCTCAAATGAGGTTATGCCGGTCTCTCTGGATCTAAGTTTTCTCGATAAATTCGCCGACGCGTTAACGGATTGCTCAACTATGTCGTCGCTATCAATAGCTGCAAGCTGTGACGCTATCGACATATTTGATTGTGTCGTTTCCAAGATTACTCTAGCTTGTTGCCTTGAACTTTTTTTTATAAATAACCTTATTGATTCGTCAAGAATATTTTGTTGAATGTCGGTCAATGAGACTATGCCATCATCGGAAAGCCGCTCTAATGTCCTGTCGCTAAATTCATTAGAGACTGATTCATAATGATTCGTTAATAGGCTTTCGTATTCTTTCTGGAAAAAGAAAGCATTAGTTACTTGTCCTTGTAACACATCTTTTCTAAATTTATTAACTATGGTGCTGTCAAGCGCCCTTAACTTCGTCCTTAGATTTCTCTCGAGGATAAGTTTAGATCGCTTGTCCTGGGCGAATTGCTCTGCAATTTCATTGTCAGATAGGGGCATTATTGCTCGCTTTCAAAATCAGGGTCTTCGTCTTCAACTGGTTCGACTGGCCTTTGTCTGGCAAGCAAAAACTCATCGCCTAGATTTGTTTTATTGTCCTGAGTAAAAATATCAGTCCCTATCGGGATCATATTCGCTGGGGCCAAGACCTGATCACCGCCTTCTACCGGCTCCCTACCGATAGAGGCCCTCAATTCATTCAATGATTCAAGGTTTAGTTCTCGCTTTAGTTTAAGCTCTTCGTTTCGGCGGACAGCCAAGGCAGTGATAGAATCAATATCATAGGTTATTTTTACCTCGGCAGGATCTTCGCCGTAACGTGGCATTAGTAGATTAGTTAGCCCATCGAATATTCTGTCGGCGGTAGGCAACACTGCGTTGTCGAATAAAGCAAGCCATGAGTTACCTAAATTATTAAATGTAGATGACTCATTCGTCACCAATGGCAGCGGAACCTTGTATTGCAGTGCAACGGCCTGTTTTGACATTGATTGTAAATTGGCAAAGTCCATGTCCTTATTATTAACACCGAGTTCCTCTATTTTTAACTTTCCCCCGGAAGTAACGCCAATCTCACCGGCTTTTGATGCCCCACCGTATTGACTCCTAACCTTTTCTTTTGCTTCCTCATAATCATCCATGCCCATGTCTTCCTCAAAGTGGAATACCAAAGACACGCGCCCGCCACGCTCTAACATGCTGACGTTGTGCGTGTTACCTAATATATGTTGTCTCACTTCTGCGCTAGCAGAGACCAATAGAGACCTGCCTTTAAGTAAAGAATTGTTCTTTATTGAAAATCCACGTATTTGCTTCAGTTCAGAAAGATTGCTTTTTAAATAACGGGCCTTCCTTATTCCCTTATCAATGAGATATGTTCCTGTTAATGAATTACCTGAAATAATAAAATGATTAACAAATCCGCCGTCTCCTTCTACTTCGTTTGCATTGGCCGGGCTAATTGGTTGTAGCTCAAGCGGGGGACGACTAATATTTCCCAGGGCAACAACATAAGCATTGGCCGTAATTAGATAATGCTTGGCGACAGTTTCTAAAAACAAAGTCTGGTTAAAAAATGGGGATGGCATTTTCAATAAATCAAGGACAGGGTGCTCTGTTATGATTATGTCTTTCTTTTTTAAAACGGGTTCAATTGAAGCAAGCGCCTCTGCAATCATATTAACGGGGATGCTTACAGCCGTTGATTTGTCATACAGGCTTAATGCACTGGCGGAAGTTGCTGCATTATTATGGCCGAAAATAAGAAACGATCCTAATTCCGGAGTCGTCCCTAAAACCATAGATTTCTTTTCAATTTTCTTTGCTGTAAAGGGCCACATTTATTGTCATTCGGTGGGAAATTGACGTCAATCTATTTTAAGGCCCCTGATATGTCAATATTGATTGACATGGTGATGTATTTTATTAGAATGTCCGCCTCATAAGTTAGTGTTCATAAGGAAGGGATGCCAGTATATATTTCACGATAATTTCTCCTCCCTGTAAGACCAATGCCATTTAGAGGACTATCTCAGAGTGGCATTTTTTATTCCTTGCTAGCCTATATGAATCCGAACACGTCTCCGCACCGCCTCAAGCGCATACCGGCATGCATCGATGATATGGTTATTATCGTCCTCAAGAACATCAAGTATTTCATTTGTCTTTGGGTCTATTTTCCATTTATATGATCCAACCTCGGCAATCGTATGCTTGCACCTCGGGTGAATGACAATATTATATGACTGCAAAAATTTAATGCCCTCATCGATACTGCCCTTCCCTTTTTTTGCCCCATAGATTTTAAATCCATTCCGTTTTAAATAACTAATGATGTCAGGTGATGCACTATCAGCCGTTATTTTCCACTTTCTTGATCCTGGCACATGGTCATAAAACGCTGGCATGTGGTCAATCTCAACCCCAAGATCATAGGCCTCGTAATCTATGCAAAGCTCTCTCTTATCATCATTGACCCACATGCGCACCAATGTTGACGGATCGTTTGAGAATCCAAAGTCAGCACCAAAATAAAGTATGTCGTCCTCTGATGGCTCGATAGACCCGTCAACACGATAATGCTTGAATACGAGCGCTTCCGATCTTTTACGCGTGTGCCCCTTCCAAATATGCAGGTATAAATCGTAGTCACGCTTTTTGTCGTATTCCATTTCATCGCGCAATACATCGGGAAACCAGGGATTTTTGTCATAATCGACGTGGCGAATAAAAGAATTAGGAGGACATTCATCAATAAATCGCTTCTGTATTGGATCTGAATCTTCGTCTGGATTCCACTCAAACCATATTTCTGAGTTTGCCTCCCTTATGGTAGGCGTTAATAACTGCCAAGAGTTTTCTGAGATAGTCTGCGCTTCCATCATCAAGCAGATATTTATCCCCTCCATTGATTTTATTGCTTCCGCGTTTATTTTTAGTCCTTTAAAAACAAATTCAGTACCATTATTTCCAGTGATTTTATTTTCAATGACATGATAAAAACGATCTAATCCGAGAGCCAGAATTTGCCTCTCTAGCAACGACTTGATTGAATCTCGAATTGAGTTTTGATACTCGCGAGTGCAGAGTATTTTCAGTTTCTTTTCGGCTCCCCGCAATAGTGAAGCTCTGACCAACTGCATCGACTTACCGGACCCGCGGCCACCGGGCCAGCCTTTATATCGACGGTGATAATCTGGATCGTCTTTATCTGTTAGGCATAAGTAGTCTTCGGTTGTTCTGAATCTGAATTTTTTGTTTTGGATGTACTTATTAACCTAATTCAAAATCAAAGCTGTCAAGGGAATCTATAAGGTGCTGTGACAATCTATAATCCTGGGTATTGCGGTCTACTGAATACTTATTGATTATATCCGTTAACTCCACGTAGAAATTATATATTGGATCGGATGGTTTTACTTCTATGAGTTTAGACACGATTTCTCCTATTTATATTCTGCCTGCTTTTATAAGCCTTTGGTAAGCGTTAATTCTGCGCTGTGCTTCTCTGTTAATGGTAATTATGTAGTTACAATCAATTGTTTTTATTATGCTTGATGAACGGATTGGTCCGGAAATACTTGCTTTTGCTTCGTTGTTATTTTTCCCTGAATCGTCACGCACAATCATCGCCTCCATTATTTTCATCCGGAGAAACGGTTATCCCGCTAGCCTTATTTTTATTAGCATACCTATCAATCGCAAGCATGATACATCGCTTGTCCATTATGCACCCGGCCAAATGCCTAACCGCTTTGCTGTCACAATCTCCATCAATAGGCATTCCTGGGAAACGATGCTTTGGTTTATAACCGCAATCCACGCTATCCATTTCATCGGCTATCGATTCCAATAAATCAGCGGCCATTTCCAGCCCATCAAAAAAAGTTTTTTCTTTATTCTTCATCCTTGTCCTCATCCATATTCACATGGACCACCTCAATGGCGATGCCTTCCGGGAACAAAGACTGGCCATCAAT